GCAATCGTATAGATTTGTGATTTGACGGTATCATCCCAAATTTCAATATTTTCCTTAACATATTCCCTAAACAGTTTAATCATTGATTCGGCATGTTGTGTTTCATCGACAATAGACCAAGTAACAATTTGTCCCATACCCTTCATTTTACCATGTCGAGGAAAGTTGAGTAGCATGATAAATGATGAGAACAATTGCATACCCTCAGTGAAGGCCGAGAAAGCAGCAATGTTCGTAGCAACCGACTCCTTCGTGCCATTTGCATTCGACAAATCTGTGAAGTAATCGTGCTTGGCTCGCATGGCTTCATATTCAAGGAATTCTTGATACGTGGATTCCGGCATGCCAAGAGTCTCAATAAGATGAGAATACGCTGCCACATGAAGTGCTTCCCTTGCTGCAAATCCCATCAGCATCATACGAATTTCTGGCTGTGGAAAGTATGGTAGATAATTCTTTACATAACCGCCAGCAACGTCAATGTCGCCTTGTGTAAAGAAACGAAAAATATTTGTTAAAAAGTGACGCTCACCATCATTGAGTCGCTTTTTCCAATCGTTTACGTCTTCGATCATAGGAACTTCGGTGTGAAGCCAATGTGATTGCTCATGCTTCAACCAAGCATCGTAAGCCCAAGGATAATTAAAGGGCTTAAAATATGATCTTTCTTCTGTCAATGATGTCATTTAAATCTCCGATGCCCACTTCACCAAATCATCATAACCACCAATATGTTGGCCATTTATCCAAATCTGAGGAACAGTTGTAACATGGGGTAACTGCATCTTAACTTCTTCCCATGAGCAATCCTTTCCCACAACCATTTCGGTATATTGAATATCCATACCAACCATAAACTCTTTTGCTTTTACACAATATGGGCAATCTGACTTTGTGACTATCTGTGCAAAATACTGCGTCATAACTTACCTCTTTCTCGTTTTAGCAATCTATCTACGTCTGTCTTGTGATCCATTCTCCAGATATCACTTGGCTTATAACTTCTATTTAGATAATCTATGCCAGAAAATATCCTATAGTCTTCCAAAGTTCTAACTTTACCCAAACCATATACACCAGAAAGTTTATCAGTTAAAATCAGTGGCAATCTTTTATCTGATTTAATTTGAATCTGACTTGCTGAGAATCCATTTCTATTTTCGTTTTCTGATTTATCCCAAAAAAGTTTTCTTGTTCTTTTCTCATGATCAGTATATAAATGAAATAGTGGCATTTTTCTTATATGGAAGATGTTGTATCCACTTGTAAACAATCTTAACGCTAGACTAGGCTCTTCTCCACCGAACATCAGATACGGATCATATGGCACATCTTCAACAACTTTACCGATAGTAAATAGACCGCCAGCCGATAAGAAGAATCCAAAAACATATTCTTGAATTGTTTCAACTGCCGTGCTTCTACTTATAATAAATCCAGCATCTTTATTTGCAAATGTGGGTTCATTCAAAGGTGGAGCCAACAAAACACCCATAATATTATTTGCAATTTTTGGCTGGATCTTTATGGCATTTCCATCAGCATCAAACTGAAGACCATTTGGATAATTAGTTATAACAGGTTTTTCGTGATGTTGCAATAGATATTTGAGTCTTAGAATTAAGGTCTTGTCCCAATCTGCCTCAAATGCAGTGTGTGAGTCTATCTGAAGAAAATAATCTTCTCCTTGATATAACGATTGTACTAGACTTCTTGCCCAACAACAACCTCTGCTATATTCTGGATCGACTCTAATGTAACGAATTTGATCCTTAAACTTCAAAGAATCTAACTTTAGAGCTTCCTCTTCTGTCGCTTGTTCTACTACGCCAAAAACTAGATTCTTTTTGTTTGTTGCCATGGCATACGCTTGCTTTAGCGTAAATTCAAGCAAATTATCTCTATAGCTGGCAATGCTTATAAAGATTGTTCCATCAGCCCTCACACGCAACACAAGTATCACCCTCAATCATAGCTTTAAAATCAATTTCTTTAATTGCTTCACGTTCAATCTTTTTGGCAACCTTATCTGCTTTACCAATTTTTTCTGATCGACAATAATATAAAGTTTTCAGACCTTGCTTCCAAGCAAGATAGTGTACTGCATGAAGATACTTGATATTGCAATCTGGGCGAAAGAAAAGATTTAATGATTGTCCTTGATCGATAAACTTTTGACGATCTGCGGCAAAATCAATAATCCAACGCTGATCGATTTCCATAGAAGTTTTGAAGATATCTTTGTTTAAGTCTGACATCCAAGAGAGATGTTGTACAGAACCATCATTTGCAATGATTGATGACCAAATATTGTTATATTCTTCCTCTGCGGTATTGTCCCCAAGATGTTCGCGAATTACAGCATCTAGATACTTATTCTTATTCAGATATGCTCCAGATAGAGTATCTTGACGATATGCATTTGCGCGATATGGCTCAATAGATGGACTGGTATTACCCATAATAATTGACGAAGATGCATTTGGTGCAATTGCTTGCATATGAGAGAAACGGCGACCAGTTCCGGCAGCATCTGGTGCCTCACCTCTTTCGGCGCCAAGTTGAAGATTCGCTTCATCTAGACGAGTTTTCATGTGCTTGAATATGCGCATGTTTGTACCCTTGGCAACAGCAGATTCCCAAGCAATACCCTTGCGTTGCAAATATGCGTGAAAGCCTAATGCGCCAATTCCAATAGATCGTTCCCTCTTAGCAGAATAAATGGCGCGAGAAACTTGTTTGGGTGCGTTATCAATGAAATACTGTAAAACATTGTCTAGCATTTCTGCCATGTCTTTAAGGAACAACGAATCGCGTGACCACGAATCATAATATTCTAGATTGACGGAAGACAGACAGCAAACGGCTGTACGCTTCTTGTCAGTTGGCAGAATGATTTCCGAGCAAAGATTAGATTGATGAATCTTTAGACCTAGAGCTTTCTGAAAATCTGGCATCAAGCGATTGGAAGTATCGATGAAGTGAATATATGGTTCGCCAGTCTGCATACGCAGTTCTAGAATTCTCTGCCAAAGTTCTTTTGCAGATACCGTTTCGCGGATCTCACCAGAATGTGGATCCTTGAGATTCCAATCATCATTTGCGTCTTTATCGGTCATACAACGTTCAATAATTTCCATGAAATCATCGGTAATGTTAATACCATGATGTAAGTTGAGTGCCCGCATATTTGGATCGCCAGTAGGCTTACGCATGTCTAGAAAAAGTGAAACATCAGGATGAGAAATATCCAGATAAGCAGCATAAGACCCACGGCGAGTGCGACCTTGACGATAAGCCAAACTAGAAGCATCATAAATTTGAAGATGAGGCATAACACCAGTAGATTTATCATCTGCGGAGCGAATACCAAAGCCAATACCAACACCACCACCCAGCATAGAAAGCCAATTAGTTTCCGAAAGATTATCAACTAGACCCTCCGCGGTGTCTTCAATAAAATTTAAAAAGCATGAAATGGGCATTCCTCGCTTAGAACGACCAAACGAGAGAATTGGAGTTGCATATGAAAGCCAGTGCTTTGACGCATACTCATATAAACGTTGGGCATGCTCTGGATTTGAACTAAAGGTCTTAGAAACAAAAGCAAATCTATGCTGAGGAGAAGTTTCCTCCTCTCGCATATAGGATTCCTGTAGACGCTGAATTCCTAACCTGTCAAATAAGTTGTCACGCGACAAATCAATTTCAATTCCTAGATAGTTCTCTTTCATGCCGTATACCCTTGATTTTTCAAAACCTTTTCGATGTCTGGCTTAAAGTAAGTATCTGGTTTGAGAATCTTACCGTCTGCCCGCTTCTTAATTTTTCCGTTTTCTGAAACTTTACTCATGTTTGAGGCTCTAACTTCTTCCCAAACCTGATTAAAATCTATTCCTAGTGTAGTGAATAGACCCTGAACTACCCAAACTAAATCTGCTCCACCATCGGCAATATCGCCAATATGATTGCGAAGAAATCCGTCACAAAGTTCACGAAACTCTTCATCGATCAAATCAATATATAGCTTTGCTTGAGCTTGATTGTTTTCGTTCAGATGTGGCTTTTCCCCAACATATTGATCGGCTGCCTTCATAAAAGCCGATACGTCTTTTTGAATATTTTGTTCCACTTTTCTTACCGTCCAACTTCCATCTTTATTATCAATCCATTCTATTGTGTCGCCAATGTTCCAGCCAGCATCTTCAAAAAGTTTTGAGCAGATATAGTGCGTATCTGTACTGGCATCATACTCTACTTTAACAACATCGGTTTTCATTTTTCATACTCCATTGCAGATTTGCACATATCTACTAAACTTTCATTTTCCACAAAAAATCTACTTTGTTCTGGCATAGTAGATATTGCTACCTCTCCAGGTCTTCGTGGAGCATCTTCTGTTGGAAAATCCCAAGAAATACTCTTCATAGCAGCAACAACTTCTCTAACTGTAGAACCGCGTTTTGTTCCTAAACACTCAATTTTGTTTGTCGGTCCATTATGAACAATAGCAACAGTAGCATCAACTATGTCTTTAATGTGTGTATAGTTGCGAACAGTTGTTCCGTCTCTAGTTTCCCAATCTGTGCCATATATATCAAGTTTAGGAAACTTGCGATTAGCAACAGCAGCAGCTTTTCTAATTAGATGAAAATATCCATCGTCATATTTTCTCATACCATCGTTACCAGATACATTATAAAATCTTGTAATTGTGTATTTGGGCAAAATGCTAACCAAATCTTCGGCTGCACGTTTACTTGTCGCATAAGGACTTGAGCCTGGCTGAAAAGCGGACCCTGTACTACAATATATGAAATGATCAAATTCTACATGATTTATAATATTTTGCGTACCGACTATATTGGTCAAATAGTAATTATATGGATCGGTAACAGATAGTGATACTTTTGTGGCAGCAGCACAATGTACTACGACATCAAATTGCGTATAACCAAAAAATTTTCCACTTGAGTAATTAGTATCGTGTCTTATGTCGCAATAAGTTGGCTTACCAGATACGATATACTTTTCTATATTATTTTGTTGCATGTTGAAGTCTGTAGCATACACCATGTTGCCCCACTCGGCAAGAGATTTTACCAAGTGGCTACCAATATATCCTGTTGCTCCAGTTACCAACACTCTCATATTTTATTCCCGACTTTTTCCAGTCAAAATTTTGGCGCGAAAAAAATTCGATTCTGCCGTTTTTAAAATGACCTAGGTATTTTGGTCATCAAGAGCTTTGATTACATCTGGGAAATGTTGACCTATAATTTCCCAGCATTGCTCGGCTACAATACGATGTTCCTTTTGAGTCGCCTTATCCATGCGAAGTTGGCAATAGTGAACCCACGAACGAAGAGAACCAGCCATGATCATCACAGACTCGGTGTTACCCTCAGGTAGAACTACACGCGCCTGTTCCTTGGCAATACCACGTTCAATTGCCCACTGATATGCCATCTTAGCCGCATTAGTTGCCTGAGTTTGCATTACGTTCCACTCTTCGGCAAGACGATTTTCATCCGGGGTTAGTTCGACTGAATTCTGTCGATTCTTGGCGTCCTGGAGTCGGGCTTCCCGTGTAACAAATCCAAGATCCTTGGTTGGATCAGCGTAACGCTGACTGAACTCTTGAAATGAGAAAGAACGATGTCGCAGGATCTGACGCGCAATATCTCTGGTTGTTCGGATTTCAATTGAGATATGTACCATCTCCAACGGAGACCAATGCTGATTCTTGATAAGATACTGCACTAGTTTAGGTGCAGTGGCAGTGTTGTTCTGATTTGTGGGATTAGAGACTCTTGCGGCCCATGCCACAAGTTCATTGGCAGTGGTACATTCTGTGTATTCGCTCGGCTTAGTGATACCGATCAAATTAACTTTACTCATTATTTTCTTCCACACTTACATAACCAAGTTCAGAAACTTTAAATTCTTTTACTGATTGGAATTGTGTCTTGCTAATGAAGCCAGCATCAGTTAAAAATTTCACTCTAGCTAAAGCATCGGTGTATTCAACATATGTTCCGTCATCGAACCACCACCAACGATCTAGACCAAGAAACCAACTAGGTTCTCTGCGGTATTCAACTAACCACTTACCATCTGTTCGATGAATTCTCAATTTTGTAATGCGAATATGTACTGTTTCCACTCCATATTCATTCGCAACTAAATCACTCATATATTTTTCTCCACATTGAATATTTTGCTTTTGCGGCTAGACCAGAAAAAGTATTTTCTTTAATGAGTCGCTGAATTTCCACCGACTCTACTCCGTTTTGAATCATCTCATTGATGTCTTTTCCAGGAACATTATTTGGCCACAAAACAATTTTATATCCCTGTTCGATATACTTATACATCAAATTGCAGACTTCACGATTTTTTGGCTGATTATCAAAAATAATTGTTATTTTATCTTTAGGTATATTTAGGTCAGCAATCTTACTAAATGCTGTTCCAGCACATGCAATTGAATTCGGTAAAAATAAGGAATCTATTGGACCCTCAACAACAAAAACTTCTTTTTCTAGATCAACAGAATCTAGACCAAAAACTGTTGGAGAATCTTCCTCAATCTTTACAAGAATGTACCTAAGAGACTCATCTCTAATAGCACGACAAGATACAGCAGTAAGTTTACCACTCCTACTGAAAAAAGGAATACAGAGGCGCGGCTCATTACTAGTGATCGTGCCCTTATACTTGGAATTAAGTCTACTAACGGTGCTGATATCACCAATGAAATACAACTTATTATATGCAGTAGAAGGAATTTTTCGCCGTATGACATATTGTTTGGCCTCATTATTTTCAGGTAACTTGTCAAGTCTCGTCATCAACTCATCAATTGAACTTGTTTCCGATTTCTTGAACACGGGTTCAGAAACAGAAAATACAGACTCAACATTCTTTTTATCTGTGTTGTTATTGTTATCCGCATACTTCTCTAGAATATATCTTCCGTATTGTGTCGGATCAAAATCTTTTAGAAAAGTATCAAATCTGCGACTTACGCCACAGTTATGACATTTATACTGGAGATAATTCTTCCCAGTTCCAGAAAAGAAATAACCTCTAGCCTTCTTTTTACGCGAGCCATCACCGCAGATTGGACACCTGCAGTTCCACAAGAGATCGTTCTTTTTCTTGAAGTTTTCCAGTCGGAAAGATATGAACTGGAGGAACTTGATGTCGATGTACATACTCATACAGACATATTACTACAGTCCGTAACGTATGTCAATAGGCTTTTTACTTAAATAATGCCATAATTGCGGGTAAGGCCTTAGAAAATATGAAACCTAAGGCTGTCCCTATACCTACCATAATATATTTTGAAGATTCTAGACTTCGAATTCTCGACTCTCTAATCTCATCTTCCTTTTTAACAGTCTTTTTTAGATCAGCAACCGCGTCTAGAACCTTTTTTTCAGTATCGCTAATTTTCGTCTCTAGTTCACGGGTAACCGTGGTAATCCTAGAATGCAGTTCGGCATTACTACTTTTAGTTTCTTGCCTATGCACTTCTAAACTCCTATAGACATCTTCGTTGACTTTATCTTGATGGTCCAACTTCTCATCATGCACAGCAAGCATTTTATTAATAGAATTTGAAACATCGCCAATTTTATCTATAGCCAAATCAAGACGACTGAAAACATTCTGAACTTGCTTCAGATCGTTTTCTATAATCGCAACTTTGGTTTCTAAGGATTCCACAGAATTTATCCCATGTTAGATAAAAACTTAATTGGTCTTCTTTTTGCTTGAACGAGCAGCTTTTACCTTTTTTACTGAAGCCTTAACATCGCTAACTACAGTGTTGACATCGTTAACTACAGTCTTAACTTCGTTAACTACAACCTGAGCATCGGCCATATCCACTTTGCCGTCAGCATTAAGATCAGCATAACCAAACAGTTTCTTGAAAAAGGCCTTTACTTTGTTTAACATAGTCATCTCCTAATTTAATTTACTAACACTATATTTATACGCTACACAATTTGCCATCGATTAATAAAATAATTCTCTACGTCAGAGACATTTGCTGGTGTCAAGGCCGTAGAATACAACACAATTTCCATTAAGTATCCATTATATCTAGCAGTATCATCACTATTTCTGCCCGCATAAAAATACGATGAGGAAGCTGAGGTTGTAGCACCAACCGTAGTTACTCCAAAATTTAGAGATTGATCCGTTTTATTAACTCTAAACTTCAATCTATTTGCGTTTCCGGTTTTTGTACCATCATAGATTAGCGTAAATACGCTGGTTTTTGTGCTATTGCTCCCTGCTCCAATTCCAGTTCCATTTGCGGCAGTTACTGCCCAATGACCACTAGTATAAAATATTTTATAGCCGTCAGTATCCGTGCATGTTAGTGCCATACCATCTACAAATGAACCGGGTTTAGCAACAACGAACAAAGTAAATGCGCTTTGACTTTGCATGAATGATATTGGATTAACATTCAGACTTCTATTGCCACCATTAAAGTAGACAGCACCAGCACCATTTTGAATGTTGGTTTTATACACCGGTTTTACACCGGCATTACCCGCTTTGTTTAAATCGTGTGCTGCTCCAGACTTGTCTTTCCATGTTGAAATCGTGGCACCATCAGAGAGAATAGAACCAAATTCAGCAGCAGTATTTTCAAAACTACTAAACCAATAGGTATTATTTGGTATAACTGTAGGCGTAGAAATTCTTCCGGTAGCTCTTCTACCGGTAGCAAAACTGCTCGAAACTGATTTAAATGTATGCATTATCCAAAGCTAACAAGTTGTCCTAGAACAGTGTATGTTCCAGATACATTAAAAATGGTGAAATTAATTACATCGATCTTGCTTGCATTGCCTGTTGGTGCCGTTGTGCTGCCTTGCCAATTGATTGTTTGTGCTACGCCACCAATTTGTAATGCGTTACAAACATATGCGGTTCCACCCTGATTAATCACAAGAGTAACAACAGTTGCCTTTTCTTGAGCTAAATTTAAATTTGTCAAATTTGCAGTAAAGTTTGCAGATACGGAACTATGTATAAACAAATTATTTGTTGTGCAGTCGTGTGCAACTGTACCTGTAGCACTTGTTTTCGTAGCAAATCCTTCATCTGGAACAGAAGTCAAGTAACCAGCATCATTAGTGAACGAACTTACGTTTGTTGGAACTGTGGGAACCGTAATTGAATCATTAATCCAATTAGTTCCGTCCCATTGAATAACATCTCCTGCTGTGGGAGAAGATATATTAACTCCGTGCAGTTCTTCGATTTGTGGTTTATGTGTTATACGAACTTGAATTTTGCCATTGCTACTATTTGTTGAGTTGAGTGCAGCGGCAATTAATACTGATTCGTTTGGAGGTGAGGGTTCTGTTGTTGTTAGTCCACCAACTGCTGTGTCACTCACATATAGATAGTCTCCGGCAGTATACATCGAAGTGTCGATGTTTGAAATTACTCCGAATGCCATAACATAACCGAATTCGCCGTGTGCTAGATTCTGAGTTGCGATACCTAAAATCATTTCTGCGCCAAAATTTGGAACAGACATATCGGATCTTAGGAACAATAAATGACTTCCTTGTACCCCACCAAACATTATAACATCACCTTTGGTGATTATCTCATCTGCTTTACCATAATAAACAAGTTCTTGAGATGAAGAAGTTCCCGCAGGTCCAATAAGACTCGTTAACCACTCTGCTTCTGTACCAACAAAACCATTAGCAACAGCAACTTCATATGCACTTGCCCCATCAGCACCAACTGCTCCTACAAGAGATTCAAGCCATTGAATTTCAGTGCCGGAATATCCGTTAGCTACTGCTATTTCATACGCGCTTGAGCCATCGGCACCGTCAGCACCGTTTGCACCTGTGGCACCGGTAGCTCCCGTAGCACCCGTGGCTCCAGTGTCGCCTTTGTCCCCTTTTGGCCCTGTTGCTCCGGTATCGCCGGTATCGCCTTTTGGTCCAGTATCTCCTGTAGCACCAGTAGCACCAGTATCGCCTTTTGGTCCAGTATCTCCTGTAGCACCAGTAGCACCAGTAGCTCCAGTATCGCCCTTGTCTCCCTTTAGACCTTGGGATCCAGTATCACCGGTATCGCCTTTGTCCCCTTTTGGCCCTGTTGCTCCGGTATCGCCGGTATCGCCTTTTGGTCCTGCTGGTCCAGTATCTCCGGTATCACCTTTGTCGCCCTTAGGCCCAGGTATACCGCTTCCTCCACCGGTTATAGGATTACCTCCAACGGTTTCTCCGTCCGAGATGCGAAGAACTAGAGATGCGGGATCGAAAAATAATTCACCAGCATTTCCTACATACTCTTCGACATTTCTACCGCCAAGTTTCTCTACGGAGGTTCTATAGAGTGTGTTTTCTAGACTCATGAATTATTTCCTGTTTAGTATTTTTAGCCCCAAGAGGCAAATAGTTTTGTCTTTTTAATTCGATCATCTAAACCAATTGTTCCACCATTTACGCGCTTACTAACAATACCAATTACAGAATCATTAACGCCTCTATCAGCAATAGTAAATAGTCCATTCTTTTTGAAGAACCATAATGCAGATTCAAATGCAAGTTCTGTTGCTACAACATCAGGATTACTCAAAACATCAGAGCGACCGATTGCTTGAGAAAATGCAGTATAATTATCCTTTCCAGTCAACTGAATTGGTCCACGTCCACGATATTTATATCCGTCACCAGAAGATTCTGGACCATTACCCATGCGATTAGCATAAACTTTATTCGCAATCTTTTCTGGTTGACGGGCATATCCTGCTGTGGAAGCAATAGTTGGGAAGTATTTTCTAAATACGCCGTTTAGTCCCTTATCAGAATAATTTAGATTCTCAGAAAATGCCTTAAAGTCATTTGATTCATGCGCACATTGTCCAAAGAAATGTGCGGCTTGATTATTTGATAGCTTAAAATAGTCTCTAGCGGCTTTATAAGTAGATGGACCCCATTTACCGTCTGGGGCAATACCACACTTAGATTGGAGTTGCGCTAATGCACCAAGATTTGAAGCAACTGGAGTTTGATTTTGAACAGGTGTCTGTGGAACAGATGCTTGAGGAACTTCTACTGGAGATGCTACAGCAGATCGATCAGGAAGAGTTGAAGGATCAAAGTCCTTGACGGCTGTGTAAGTTGTTCCGCCCGCTTTAGACTTAGTGGCGATCAAACGTTGACGGCGATTGCCACCTTCCTTTTTAATTGACCCGTGTACCCAACCAGAGTTCTTATCTCCTGCCGAATAAAATTCCAAAATGACTTGATCAAACTCTAGATTATCTGCAACCCAGTCTGCAACTGTCTTGTTGTCAACACCATTAACCTCAAAGTCAATAGCTTGACCATTAACATGTTGAGATGTCTTTGAACCGCCAACTGCGGCATTAACTCTAGGTGATCGATATGATGAATTTACTGTAACAGGACCAAACTTAGCGCGGACAGGCTCAAGAATTTTCTCACAACAGTAGCGCATATTTTCAATATGCTCTGGAGTGGGAGTGTTATCTAGTCCTAATTTCTTAGCAGTTGGTGATACTGTAAGCTCTTCAAGAGAAAAATGTTCTGTTAATTTTGACATCAGAATGGCCCATGATCTTCACTCGAATTCTTATATTTGTTAAGAATTTCCAGTTCTTTTGCTTCGTTATCGAGTTCAATAGAATGTGCTTTAGCATCTTCAGTTCTTGCTTCAGCAATCTTAACGTAATCTGTCTTGCCTAATTCTTGAACTTTAACATTTGGATCGAACTCAGCGGTTTTCATGCCCATCATTGTCGCGAAGGCACCAACAAAGGCACCAACAATAGTTGAGAATGCTGGACCAATAATTTTAAAAATTTCGTTGTTGTCTATAACACTATTAGGAACAAATAATCCTATCATCATAACAAGAACAACAGATACCATAATTAATCCAAGAATAAAAGCAGCCATCTTCATGATGACTAATTGTATTTTACCCTTGGCAATTTCTAAATCTTGGAGTGTATTAATTTTCTCTTCACTGGTAATGAAAGACATAATGCTCATTTCGATTTCCTTCTGAAAATTGCATTACTTTTTTGCCACTTCTTTTGTTTCTTTTTTGAAACGCCAGGTTCGGCTTGATTTGGGATATTTGGATTTTCAATACCGATACCAGCAACAGCGCCGCCAGCTACACCCATCTCTTCATTGATGAATGACTTAAATGAAACATATTTGTTTTCCTTTAAATCTTCGGCAAGTTTTTTAACGTCATCTCTTTCTTGTGCCATATAAAATAGCTCCTCTAAATATTCATCATCCGGATCAACATTCTCTTTCACTAATGCGTATGCGGCAGCAAAAGAAAGAAAGTTTTTTTGTTCAAAAGGAACCAGATGGATGATTTTCTTTAAGCGAAATACTAGTCTATGTAGAAGAGTATATGCGGAAAGTTCGGCGTCCGTTTTTAATTCAGACATATGCTTCAGTTCTCTACCCTGATCATCGATAATGCCCAAACGATATGCATCCGTTTGGTTAAACGGAGTCGTTAGCATCATTAAGATGCGCAGCGTTATCATATTGTCTATAATTCTAGCCATTTATTTTTCTCAGAGTGTTTGCTATATCTAAGTTTACTGGTATTTCTGATAAATCTTCCGGTGACATTCTATTAAGATATAATAAAAATGTTTTCAAATAAGACCAATATTTCTTATCGATCTTGTATAATAATAGTACAGCAGCTTCGTCACCAAAAACATTATACAACACGATAATGTGATTTAGTATCAATCTCTCGCTTAAAACTTTCGACACATCATATTTTCTGAAGAGTCTTTTTAGATATTTAAATCTTTTCAAGTCTTCTTCTAAGTCAGACATTCCAACGCCACCAGGACTGTCGTAATGTTTTATGGCATGTATCAGGAATGTATCATCATTAAGTTCAATAATCATTTTTTAGTCTACTAACGAAGCCGTTCCTCCAATGAACCACCATTTATTAGATACACACATTAATGTTGCGGTGTGACCTGTGGCTGTAAATTGAATTGGTACTCCCATATCTCCAGTAAGAGCTAAGGCATGTCCAGCTGGATTGCTTGTCATGACGATAATTTTAATTTGCCCCTCAGTTCCTGCTGTTATAGTTAAAACGCCAGATCCATCGGGGTTAACAACTTTCGTCACAGTTTTAGTGATATCTATCGCTGCTCCAGAACCGCCCGTCAATGTCTGGATAGTACCAGATAAATTGACGGGCTTTTCAAAGGTTGCAGGTACAGGAATACCACCAAACAGATTGGCAATAGTAACCTTAAAATCATATGGAGATGTACTGGGTTTAATCAAATACAAAACATCGGCTGAGGAAATCTCAGTCGCTGCCTGCATCGTAGTTACTTTGCTGTCTGCCATTTTAATTTACCTTAGGCGTCTGGTAGTACCGCATCATCGTCTGCACCACCCGCTGCTTCGTACTCAGCATCGGTAAATGCATCAGCCATAGCAACAAGAGTTTCATACTTCTTGCGCTCACCTACCTGTTGAACGTAAACCCAGCCAGGCTGTGCAATACCAGGATTTGCTGCACACTCTGCTTCATCTACCATGTAGATGTTATCTGGATTATAACCAGTAACTACTGGCTTAACTGTTTTTGACCATGCTGACATTATAGTTCTCCTTTTTTAAACTGTTGATCAACGTAATTAAAAAACTCTTTTCTTTTCCCCTCATCAAGCTCAGAGGGAGACTTGATATTATATTTATCTAGTGCGGAATTGAACGTTGTCTTATACGATTCATTCATTTTCTTTACGTTTTCGATATCTTCTACAGCATCATTTTTGCGCGATTCATTCGCTCTTTTTAAAGCAGAAGATACTTCAGGATGATCTGCAAGATTTTTAATTCCCTGTTTTTTACCAATCTTATTGATGACATTAACGGCACCAGTCATGTTACCGCCCTTATAACGAGGATCAAATGCTACACCCTTTGCAGATTTAATGGCTTGGGCTGCGTCTTCTTTTGCTAAAATTTTTGCACGAATAGCACCAGCTACACGATTGCCAGCTTCTTTTGAACCATACTTCTTAGCTGCTTTTGCGGCAATCTTAGCAAAGTTCTTACCTGGTTTACCCTCATCACGCTCATCAATCTGTTCTACTTCTTCGTTAGCTACATAATCCTTAGCGTTTGTTCTAGCTCTATTGAATATCGTATCGTCACCCAAAACAATCGACATCATCGCATTTAAAAAGGTTGCAATTGTTTCTCTCTCTGCACCCTGTAGAGCTAAGCCACTTTGAACTTTTGATATGGCTCTTCTCAATAGTGGTAAGGAACTTGGTGACATCAGACCAGAACGAACTAGTTGATTTAATCTAGTATCAACATCTGATCCTTCCATCAACTGTTTAATTGTTGCTTCTAAATTCATAGACTTGTACCTTTTAATGTCGATCTAATCATCCATGCATGTTTATTGTGCATGTCTAATCTCTCTTCAAGTTTATTAACTATGCCAAATTGTTTTGCATCTTCTGCTAATTTGTGCGCAGCATTTAAAGATTCAATAACAGACTCATTTGCCTTCTGCAAATTTTCAAGCATGTCTTTAACAAGAGTTCCGCAGATATCACCCTCAGTAATAGTTGACATCTGGCTTAAAGTTGCCATATTTGCCGGAGCATAAGTTTCTAAGACACGAATTCTTTCGGCAATGTCATCAACTGCACCATACACTTCTGTATAGATATTCTCAAAGAAAGTGTGGTATTCAGGAAAAACATTTCCTTCTAAATTCCAATGAAAGCCATGCGCCTTAAAATACATGGCATATGTATTAGCTAAGACAATTTTTAATGCTACTTGTAATTCTTCCATGTTCACTTTTTCTTTTTGCCACGATTCTGAATTCTGTTTCTATCAATTTGTCTTTCTTTTTGTTGCAATCTGATAGACAATCTTCCTACAGTTGGAGCCATACGTTTTACCATGGCTTCAATTCTAGCTTTCTCTCCGGCAGATAGCGTTGATCTATCTCTATTTCTAAGAATTCTTTTATAAACCATGTTTCTTGCAGCGCGAATAGAACGCTTTTTAATTCTGTCTGGTGTCGCAACTCTTTGAAGTTGTAGTTTCTTGGCAAGATTGCGTCTACCTTTTGTGCGAATGGCTGCAAACTTCTTTTTCAATCTACCTTGTGGGGTCAGACCCTCTGAAATGTCATCTTCCTTTTCGACTTCATTTTCATCTTCAGAGTCTTCCTCATCTTCAAGGTCTTCATCATCATAATATTGAATCAAATCTTTCCAATTTGAGTTTTCAATTTCTTTTGTAACATCTGCCTCAATTGCGGCATCATCCCACTCATTTTCTTTACCGTCATTATTCATATCGCCAAACTCTGGAGCTGGAGATACTTGATCTGGAGTAGGATAGTTTGCACTAGAAACGCTTGAGGTGCATGGAGCTGCAATACCTCCAGACACCATAGGCATCATGTAAACGCCTTCAGATATGGCATGCATAAAATCTGCGTGTGACTTGTGCGCACGTTTCACATAACTTTCTTTTTCAATCGAAGATTTTAACGAATGATATCTATCGTTGAATTTTTCTACATGATTTGGTGCTACATGATGTTCGCTACCATCTCTAAATTTTACTTTAGATCCGATAGACGATGCTTTTCTCAGTTGCATAACTAAATGCTCTGAGGGAGAATCTGAGGCTGCCTGATGTTTTTGAATATCTTGCTTTGTTTTCTTAGCCGAAGCATTATAGTCCGCAAGCCTTTTTTGTAGTTTAGCAGCAAAATCAGACCTCATTTTCGCGCCCTTGGCTGATATTTCATTTAACTTCTTATCAGCACTGGGAGCAAAACCTGTATGCGGATCCATCACTGGAATTTTATCCGCAGTTAAACTTTCTTGTCCTGGTGTCACAGCAGCAAACTTCTTACGAAGTTCTGGACGACCCCATTCGTTGTCTTTACCCAACTCTTCGTGACAATTCCAACGGCGCAGAGACATAGCTTTGCGAGTTGGACGTCCCTTTTCGTCCTTCATTGGACCTTTCATGCCACCCATACGGGCGCAGAATGACTTGCGGCGCTTTGCGGCTTTACCATTTGGATCTAACTTGCTGGGTGGCGTTGTGACGGCAGTCTTAATACCGAAGTGCTTTGCACCCTTGCGAGTTAGACCAGCACCAGATTCTGTCGAGCGATAATAACCCTTATCGTCTTCACCACGTTCCATAATATCTTCTACTTCTTCCTTAACGTGTTTACCCATACCACTTGAGTAAGTGTTTAGTTCGTAAGGATGTGTGCCACCTTTGTTAAAAACTTGAACATGAATCATATGCTTCTTGCCACTGGTATGCGTAGCAGGAAGATGTAGAGAGGTTGTATTGCCTTCACTTGGCTTCTTTGACATTAACCCTACATGATGAAATCTGTCATCATCTGATACTTTTAATCCAGACTTTTCATGGTGCGATAGCGCATGATTTACTGCATCAGTATATGACTTGTGATACAACGTATATTCTGAGCCGCGCTTTTCTTCTAGCTTATTAGAAACCTCTATAGGTTTAACGTTTAGGGGTTTCTTACCTTCTTTTTCATTGGCAATCTTATACGCTTTATCCATGTCCTGGTCTTTATCACTTTCTTGAGGCTTTAGACCAGGATTTTCGCTATAACCATATTCACCCTCTTTTGGAAATCCAGGTCTTGGATAATAATCCGTTGACTCGGAAGTATCGCAAACCTGCTTCCTCTTTATGGCACGCTCAAGAATACTTGCAGCCATTTCTTTTACAGGCACACAATTAGGTACGGTTTTTCCGTTTTTCTTTTTTGTGCCTACCATTTCGTAGCCTTTCCAACATGGATCATTTTTCATTAGAAGTCTCCAGATAATCTACTATATTTATAATATTAAGGAGTTGGCTTAACTGGTGGAGCTTCTTGTTTTGTAGTTGGAGGTACACTATCTTTAATCGTCTTCAACTCTTTTGGTGGCTGCATTAATACTCCAGGAGGAGTTGGCATTACGGGTGTAGGAACTAGAACAGTTCTTTTGAACATTGTACATCCACTAAGACATAGAGCCAAACTAATTGCTAAAATTATTCTCATTTCTTTTTCTCAGCCTCAGCTTTAACTTTATTTACTGCTTCTTGATTTTGTGTAATCCAACTCTGCAATGCAATGAGTTGTTGTTTATTTTGTTCGCACACCGCGTAGTTACTAATTACTACGCCTAATGCGGTATTATCAAAAACGCCAGATGCGTTACTATCGGCAACAATATTTGTATCTGGAAGTCTATGCGAAGCGGACGAATCGTGCAACTCAACAAAACCATTGCTTACTTGATTTACAGGTTGCAGAACATTTGTAGCCACATCTTTATATACAATCTCATGTTCCTTAATAGTATTCACGCGATCAACATATTTAATTTGAACGTTATCTGAAATCCTAATATTCTCATCTTGCAGATGTCTAATCTGCTGCTCGGCTTCTGCTTTGTAGTTTGCTAGAGCCACTTCAGCTTGATTAGCTCCCTTCATATAACCCCAACCTGCGGCCCCAATAACTAAAAATAACAATACTCCAATTTTAACTGGAAATGGAATCAAACTAAACATTTTATTTTTCCTCTCCGGAATCACTTGGTGCTTTTGGAGCAAACTTTTCAATTCCAGTAATTCCTAATGAACCAATAACGATATACATTACGCCATTGAATATAAACTCGTCTATTGTATAATGCCAAAATAAATTTGCAATGAACGCAATAATAATTAGTAGCATTGAAAGCATGGCAATCCAGCGTTTAGTTGATGGACTACCACAAGTATCTGCCATCATATCGGAAATATATTTAAACATGCAACATTCTCCCGATGAAATTTTTGAAAGTCTCTAGTGACTCTCTAATTCCCATTCCTCGTCTAACGTCATTATACATCTCATCTCGGTGTTCTACGGACATACCACTTGGTGACATGGAATGAAATGCTTCTCTATCACCAGCGGCCGCTGCGGCTCGCATTTTTGATGCCGATGCGCCAGCAGCGCCATGTTTCTCATCACTACGCTCTTCACCTACGGTATGAATTTTAATCTTATTGAATTTATAATATCCGTGTCTACCTTCTACACCGTTATATTTGTTAAGTAGTTCTTTAAATTCACCGACTCTATCTGAACCAACATGCATATGCAGTTCAGTAACTCCGTTGCTATGCAATCTGGAAAGTTGGTGTAAAAGTGTTGGATGTTCTTTTGATGCTGTTATGATATTTGCACCAGGAAAGGCACGTTTAGCGTGTTTTAATTTTTGTTCTGGTGTTAGTGGATTCTTTTTTGGATCATGGGAGCCAGTTAAAATAATAGTATGCCCATTTTTATTTGCCGCATTTCTAACTTGATTAACGACAAGCTCATGTCCTGCATGAACAGGATTCATTCTTCCTTGTGTAATATGATGAATCATTTTTTATTCCTTGAGGCTTTAAGCACAGCACTTCTCTCTCTATTTGCCTTAGAGAAGCCTTGCCTATCAACAATTTTTAGTCCTTCAGAGACGTAACCTTCACCGCCAGAAGCCTTGCCACCAATATGAGTTGTAAAGCCACCTGCACCATGTCTATCTAAATTTCTTGCCATGATATTTGTTGCTTGTTGCACATGGTTATGAATATCAAATGCCTTAGCGAAAGATTTTCTGTTGTTTAGAACATGGCCAATATCTGCTTCCATAGTTAAAGTTTTCGCGTCTTTAGCTTTTTGAGTTTTAACTTTATCAATCAATTTTTGATGAACATTCTTTAGATGTTCGATATAATCGGAAACATTTGGAACATCTCCACTATCAACAGTTCTATTGATATACGTTCTCAAATGTTTCTCATGTCCATTTAAATCTTCCCAAGAATGATTGTGCATCAACTCATCTGCTGCATCTAAATGCATTTTTGCTTGCTGTTTTTCTTTAGGAGACATGAGCATATGTTCCGGTTCAACTGTATGCTGAACCAGATGAACATCCGGATGAGAATGGAAATCTGAGGTATCTGTAATCGGTTCCGCTTTTCTATTTGGGCCGACTAACCTAGAATGAATTACCGCGCTCACTTTAGACTTCATCAGCTTTTGTCCCTCTGGACTTTTCTTAGCTGCTCTATATTCTATGGTGTTTGGCGTGTGAGTGATTTCTCCCGCTGGTGTAACGTCTCTGGTCTGCGGGGTAGACATGAATCCACCTTGATATTCTCCAGGTTCTTTAGGGAGAACTTTACCTAGGTGTTCTAAAAGTGCGTGAAGTGGCGCAGCAAGATAGGGTTTTTCGCCGTGCTGTTTGTCTATGTCATCGTGACTATAATTATATTTTGCTCCAGCACCCTTATATTTTACCGCAATCGATCCGTCTGGATTTCGCATTGCGTGAAACGACATTCTATCGTCAATCTTTCTGGTAAGCTTGGCATTACCTGACAAAACACCACGCAGCATTTTAAGCGCGTGGTGTGAGGCTTCTTTACTGTCAAAGGTTCGGTCGGATGGATGCTCAATATGAGCAATTCCGCCTTCGTGTGCTACGTCTTCATTTAGATATGATAAAAAGGTTTGCATAGGGGATCCAAAATTAATCTTACCCCCTATTTATAACACCTAGACTCGGGAATACTATTCTTCCGATGGAATAGAACCGACAATATCACCAAAAATTCTTTCCATTTCTTGTTCAACATCGATATCAAGAACATTAATGGGTGGAAAATCAATTACGGAATTATTATCTAGTTGGAATTTCTCTGAATTTGTTGGAACATCGGCAAAAAATAATTGCCAACCACAGATTACTTCTCTTGTGTCAAAATTTGCTCCCTCAAACATGTGGGAAACCTTATTAACTTGCTCGACAATCTCTGTTATCGATGGAGGACCCTTAAAAAATCCACCTAAAAACTCCTTACCTCCAACAATTTTCCACAAAGGCATTTCGCTGCTACCCACGTTTGCCCAAGTCTGAGTGGCAATAATTAACTTTAGGGGTACCATATCCTCTGGAATTTCTGGAGCATCCAACTCAACATTTACCGGAGTATCTAGATTTATTTTTAATAGTTCATTTTCTGCCATTATTCTTACCTTTTATTAAATTTTGGCGCGCCCGACAGGATTCGAACCTGTGACATCATGCTTAGAAGGCATGTACTCTATCCAGCTGAGTTACGGGCGCATATTCTATATAATATCAAACCCGGTTCAATTTGTCAAGAGGTTTTTCTGTCTCTATCTGGAAAGTTAAACCAGCCTGTTGCAATATATTTTTTCCCTACCAAATCTGGTGCTGCTCTATGTATATGTGTGTATCCAGCGGGCCAAATTAAAACTGTGCCAGCTTCAGGTTTGACATCCAGTTGTTGATGTAAAAACTGGGTTTTACCACCATCTTCAACGGTATTTAGATACATCATCCAAACTGCAAATCTATTTTTAGATTTGCCTGGTCCCTGTTCATAATGCCAAGAATAGAATCCACCACCGGTTTCAGATTTTTGTATTTTCCATCCTTTATCAAACAAAATAGAAAAATGATTTGTAGTGACATCATATTCTAGATTATATTCTTGCCAGCAGGATCGAACGGCTTCAATGATGGCATCTTCGTATGGAATTAAACTACCATACTTTCCACTAAAGATGTTATGATCTACCCTACTACTGTCATTAGAAAATCTAACTCCATTTCCGGGGTCTTCTCTAGAAAGAATTTGATCTGCTACCTCACAAGTTTTCGCACACATCTCTTTAGATAGTACGTTGGGATATTTGCCTATGAAGTCCATCAGAAGTTTAATTCCTGTCGTTTTCTAACACCGAACATTGTTACGCCTGTTCTAGTATTGTCAAATACTGGAGTTGTCAGTTCTTCTTGTCCAGAATCCGTAATGCCAACCTGTTGTGAATCTTCCACATCATACAACTTCATCTTACCTCGATCAACTCCAATCATAAATCTCTTGTTTACCGAAGGATCATTGTATCTATTCTTCAACTGTTTTACCATCAACTGACCAAGTTTTTCCAACTCTTCATTAGAAATAATGGCAAACATTAGATCGGCTGTTGCAGGCAAACCAAAAGACTCGGATGTATCAGTAAGTTCAATATCAGAGTTTGCGTATCCACTACGTGTGGTTTGTGTAGCGGAAACAATTGGAACATTAAATTCTACTGCAAGACCGCGAAGTTCTTCGGCAATACTCTTGATATATGTGTATGAGTTTACCGATCCACCCTGTCTAATACGACTTGATGCGCTAATATTCAGATAGTCAACAAAGATGATATCGGGTGAAAAATTTCTCTTTAGCGCAAGTTCATTTAACAAAGCCTTGAAATGTCCGACATGCGCACCGGCTGTAGGATATTCTTTGATGATTAATCTACCCTCAGTCTTGTTCTTAATCTTAGCAAGTCTATCATCAAACATCGACTTAGGCAAATCTTTTAGTTCTTGAATGTTGATATTCATCAGATTGGCATCGATACGTTCAGCGATACGTTCTTCTGCCATTTCCAACGTGATGTACAACACATTCTTACCTTGTGATAAGACTGACGCGGCAACATGACACATGAACAAAGACTTACCTACGCCCGTACCAGCAAGAACAATATTCAAAGTCTTATTTGGCAAACCACCATTAGTCATCTTATTGAACATCTCAAGATCAAAGGGAATCTTCTCTTCTACTTGATGATAGAATTCATAACGATCTGTGGCATTTTCGATATAATCGTGACCCACGTTGTTGTCGAAAGCCACGGCTAGGGCTTCAGATAGAATACTGGGAATGCCATCTTTCGAAAGCGTCTTCTCTGAGCCATCAATGATCTGAATAGACTTCATGATAGCATTATAAACCGCTTGATCTTTACAAAATTTCTCAGTCTCTTCAAGAACCCAGGCCAAATTTACTTCGATAGGTTCCTTGAACTCTTGTAGACGTTGTACAGCAGACGCATACAGTTTTTCATTTACTGTTTTATCTTTATCAAGAGCAATACTTATGGCATCTAATGTTGGAAGGGCATTGTATTTAGAAATAAACGTTTTAATTTGTTGGAAAATAGTTTTATCAACTACATCTTGAATATATTCCTCCTTGATAAAAGGAATAACCTTGCGCATGTAGTCTTCATCGGTAAATAGTTTACCTAGAATAATAGTTTCAATCTTCTTCTGCAAGTTTCACCTCGTCAAAACAATCATCTTCTTCAGCAATTCTCTTACAACACGGCTCACATATCCATAGTTCAAATATAACATCTTTTTCTGTACCATGCAAGCATAATGCAGCATCAGATTTTACATTGATGCTGCATCCGCATTGATCGCAAGTTTTTATGTTGCGTTTAAATATCTTGCTGAAAATCCACTTCAACATCATCAAACGCCTTCTCTACATCTTCATCGGACAAATTGATGTTATCATCTCGAAGCATCTGTCCACCTGCCATACGATAATGTTTTTCTACCCACTCGCTAAAAGTGTTATCTGTAAGAATTGGCATCCAGAAGTCTTTTGTATATGTTTCTTTTATGCGATACTTCTTATCAATCTTAGGATTCTGATACCAACCATTTGATGGCTTGATAACGTGACCAGACTCAAGTGCCATATCTAGCAGTCCAGACCACTTACTGATACCACCTTCGAAGGTAACTTCAATAGGAATCTTAGACTTCTCACGAACATAGCGAGACTTCTCAACGTTAATGATGAAATTGTAACCAACAACTTCTTGACCATCTTTTTCTTGCTGACGACCGATGATAAAAATATTATCAGCGGAGTAATAAATGCCAGTGCCACCACCAACGATTGCTTTGGGAAACATACCAATTTCCATGTAAGTATGATTGACAACTACCATAGGAATGTCCTTGATGGTAAGATGTGGTGTGATCATACGGAACAGAGACTTCATCTGCTTGGCTCTCGTCATATCAGCCACAGACTTCCCATCAAGAGCATCATCAACTTCCTTCTTAGATGCCAGATTACCCACAGAGTCTACAATAATCATAACATGATCTTTACGTTCCAACTCGTTTAGCTGCTTCATAACGTCATGCTTTAATTGCTCAATGTCAGTAATAGGAGTATGAACAACCTTCGCAGTGTCTATTCCAAAATTTTGGAAATAGCCCTGGGGTGCACCAAATTCTGAGTCATAGAACAAGATAACACCATCTTCATACTTTGTCTGGAAACTCTTAGCAAGCATCATCGCAAACGCAGTCTTGAAGTGCTTTGATGGACCAGCAAAAACAGTCAGACCAGGCGTCAAGCCACCATCTAATTGTCCAGACAGAGCAACGTTCAATACAGGAACGGAAGTCTGAATAAGATCCTTGGTATTAAAAAGTCTACTTTCAGCAAGAATTGCTGTATCTTTAATCGTACTATTGCTTTTCAGTTTATCAATTAAGCTCATTATCTTCTCCATCATCGTCTACAGGAACATTTGAATAAAACTCGTCCGATCTAGGATAACGCCTCTCTAGATTTGTTATCATAGCGTCACGAAATATATTGATCTGATTGTAGCATAAAGAACTCATATGTGTCAAGTCTTTTGGCAGACAAGTTCCACCAAAACCCAACATTCCATCCGGTCCTGGAACTTTCCAATGTGTGCCTCCAACTACAAGATCATTTTCTAAAAGGCTTTGTACTAGATCATAGTTTAAGAAGTATGCGTCACAAATTTCCTTAAACTCATTTGCTATAGCTACTCTCATAGCTAATGCGGTATTTCTTGCCAATTTATACATCATTGCTTCAGAATTTCGAACGTAGTATACCTTCTTATGAGGAAGAAGTTGCTTACAAACTTCAGCAAATTCTGGATCGCCAACAATAATAGGCAACGTAATATCATCAACATCTTCTTGCCAATGACGTTCGCGCAGAAATTCTGGCATCATGATTGAGTCCGGAAAATCTTCAATCTGATCTGGACCAATCGTGCTACGAATTACAATCTTGCCGTATGGCATCCAACGTTCATAACAGTCTTTAAGTAAATCCGTGTCGAGTTTTCCAGCCACCTCTGGAGTAGGAAGACATAGGAAAATATAATCGAATTCCTCAGACGTTGGTTTGAAGTCATATTTCGGATCATCAATCTCAACTTTAACATCAGCGTGTCTAAACAAATACTCTGTGGCTTTACCAACGAAGCCATAACCAACAATTAATATATTCATGCGAACAAATCCTCTAAAGTTGCTTTAGGTTCAGATGACCATCCAAGACCAGAAACAATCTGATTTACAGGATCAACGAACGTTTTCTGAAACATCATATCATAATCAACATACTTATTTAAGTCAAACTCCACAGGCAGTTTGGAAATAAACGAAATGCAATTCTCTCTCAGTGTGTTAGGCTCTTTGAGGTAAAGAAATTTAATCTTCTCACCCTCTTGAATCGTCTCATACTTTTTATTGAGACTATCTTTACCCAATCTATTATTATATAGTAGCGCACCACGAACGTGGATAGGTGTACCCTTAGTATAGATGCTAGTGGCAGAAGAATATTTTTCCAAACCATTAACACTACGAGGAAACGCAATCTCTTCAGGAGTTAGATTGTTAAACTTTTCTCGGGCAGACTCAACAAATTTCTGTAATAGATTTTCATTTCCAGAAAGAATGATTTTTACGGCTTCTCGTAGTGAGTCTCGAACTGCGGCAGGAGTAGAAGATTTGACAATCTCAAGACCCATCACCTTAAGTTTTGCGTCTTTGTATCTGACCCCTTCGTTGTCATAGACATTGAGGGCATAACGCTTCTTCGCAACCCAGATACCACATTCCGCGATTGCCTCACGTTTGAAGACAATCTTCTTTTGAAATGCATTGGTATAAGTCGCGAGGTTATCACAACTCTTGTTAATTGCCTGTGTGATTTTCTCTTCGCAGATTTTATCGATAATACCAATGAGCTTATCGCGGTCCAAATCAGGATAGAACTTAGTAACAAGAGGCTCCAAGGAAATATAACAAGAATCAGTATCGCTGTAGAAAGAGTAGTCATAATTTTCTGAACCAACAATTTTATTTAGATATGTATTTAGAGAATTACCAACTTCTTGAATGATATACTGACCCGTCATAGTAATACCCTCGGCAATACGCGCATCGTAATACCGAAAGTACTCATTACCCATGGCACCAAAGAGAGAATTTAGCTGAATCTTTCTTGCCATCTGGAAGTTATTATATTTGGAAATATCATTCTTCAGATTTGGATCTTTAGTCTTTTCATATTCTTTCTGTGCGGCAAGCATCAGCTTCTTGTATCTCTGACGATCATCAAAAAACTTTTCCACAATTTCTGGAAATAGACCTTGCTTTTCCCGAGAGTAACAATAACCATTAGCCGTCATGCAATGATCATCGTCATGCAGACTTTGTAGATCATGAGTCTTTTCCAACATACCACGAACGGTTGTGTCATATACGCGATCACGAATCATCATTTCGGGAGATAGATTGTACTGCATGATGATGGAGGGATATAGAGATGTTGCGTCAAATGAAACAACCCAATCGTATTTGCCAGGTTTAGGCTCTTTGACATACCCACCTTCAATCGGGCGACCAGCTTGCACCTTCTTAGCTGGAATTTGAATGTTCTTGTTGTGTAGATGATTATAAATCAGACAATCCCAAGTACGAACTTGAGAAAATACATCATTGAAGTTACACTTGGCGTCATATGCCATAGTAAGACAAAGTTCAATGAGTTTTAGCTTACGTTCTAACTCATCTACTAGCTCAGTATCTCGAATGTTATACTCGGTAAACTTTTGCCAGTCTTTGGTGTAAAACTCACGAAAGGTATCATAGGGGTTTTCTAACTTAGTTTTACCAAGCTCAACTGAGGCAATGTGGTCTAGCTTGTAGGACTCTTGATTGGAGTATGTAAACTTTTTATACAACTCAAGATAGTCAAGAACCGCAACACCAGTAATATCATACTTGATGTACTCACGACCCATGATAGTCTGAGGATTTCTACGAACTAGACCCCAAGGTGAAAACTTTCTTTTCCAATCATTGTCTTCATCTCCGAGACACAAGATGCGTTCAACTCGCGCAACAAGATATGGAATATCAAACAACTCACAGTTCCAACCAGTAACAACATCTGGCGGATCAACGGACCAGTCTTGAAGGAATCGTTCTAGAAGATGTCGCTCATCTCGGCACTTTATGTACCAAACATCGTCTCGGTAATTATTGAATTCACCACAGCCATAAACCACCAGTTTGTTCGTTACCAAATCTTTGATCGAAATTAGTAGAACAGACTCAATAGGATTAGCTACATTCGGAAAACCAAATTCGGATGAAGTCTCAATGTCGATAGTCCAAATTTTAATCTTGGACATATCCCACTGGATTTCACCCGGATATTGTGTAGTAATGTACTGATAGCCAAAATTTGTCTGACCGTATATAGGAAAATTTTCTACGTCCTTATACGTCTCAACCATATTCTTGGCTTCCTTGCAGTCCTCAAACTGCATAGGCTGCAAAGACTCACCGTAGAGGGATTTATATTCTGACGAAGTTGGAGAACGAACGAACAAGACGGGCTTGAAATCTGCCCGTCTTGTTACACGTTTACCATTAACTATTCCGCGAGTTAGGACTTTAGATCCATACTGGTGAGCGCATGTGTAAAAATTCATCATATTGTACCTTCAAGTTATTCATAATAATAGCACGTTACACATTGAAAGTCAATACTTATTTTGTTGCTCCACACCAACTCGACTTAGCTTCACCGAAGTAGGGTCTGGCAAGACCGGCAGCAATCTGCATGTCTGCAAACTTCTTACCGTTAATAAAGATATCGGCATCAATCCTACCACCGAACTTGTCCCAGTCCAGGATGTTCACCTGGATGATCTGGCCAGGCTTGATGGTATCTTTAGCGAACTTCGTAGCCTTAGCTCCTAGCTCTGCCTCCTGCTGGCATTTAGCTCGTCCACCCTTCTCTGGAGTGTCAATACCCATGACGCGCAGAGACAGAGATGAGCCTAGTTCCTTAGGCAACCAGGACGCTTCCACCTTGACCGTATCCCCATCGACAACTTCGACTACCTTGTAGTCATAGGGATTAGCCCAGGCGGCGCTGGAGAGAGCCAGGAACGAAAGGCACATACCACTGCTGATAAACTTCTTTACATTCATATACTTACCTCATACCTTTAGCTTGTTATTTGGAATAAGAACACCCGTACCGAACTTGGTATTGTACTCATTCCTCATACCAATCTCAGGTTCAAATACGGCAATCACGGCACCAGCCATAACCGGCACTGTAGAATCTTTAGCGTGTGGACAAAATGGGGCTAGTCCAATGCCAAACTGATTATTCTGATTAGGAATCATCATGACAAGAAGTGGATTTTTAAGGACTACTAATCCTTGTACACTCTCATCAACATCGGCAATAATATCTTCACCACTAATTAGCTTCACACATTTGACATTGGACATAGCAACTCCATTAAATAAATTATTTACTACTGTGATTCATTCAATACTTGAGACGACTTAGACTTACCCTTGATGGTAATAGTCTTGGGTTTCTTCTCTTCAGGAACAACACGTTCAAGAGTTACAGACAGAATGCCATCAGCAAACGCTGCTTCCAACACTACTACATCTGGAGCAAGATTGAAAGTTCTGGTAAAATTCCTATTTGCAATACCACGATATGTGTATTGCTTTTCGGTACCAGTAGTTTCTGTCTTAGAGCCAGAAATGGTAAGTTTATTTGTCTCTGGTAAATGAGTGATTGTTAGCTCGTCTTGCTTGAATCCAGCCGCAGCAATTTCAATCGTAAAATTCTCTTCAGAATTGTGGATGATATTGTAAGGTGGGTAAGTCTCTGTAGAATTGTGCATGAGAGTATCAAATAGTCTCTCATATCCTACCGTGAACGGCTTAAAATTATCGATGATCTCGTTGATGTCCGAGACCGTATATCTCTTAGTAACCATAATGTTCTCCTTGTTAAGCGAGTTAAAAATAAGACTGCAACCCGAAGCGAAGCAGTCTTATTATTTATAACAGATTACAAAGAGGAAGTCAACTATTTTTTGCGAGTTCCAATATTATATTTTTGGACAAGCTGCCAATCGTTCTTCTCTTTGAAAGAGATAATTTTAATTTGATTTAGAGATGCCTTATCCTCATTCTCACTTGGGTTTACAATCTTAACTAAACCCCAACCCTCTAGTAGATGTGCGATAGCATTTCTACGCTGAAGATCGTTGTCACTAAATGCCGCTGCTTTACCGTCTAGCGCAAATAGTTCCTTAAAGTGAACGATAAAGTACCTACCCTGCTTATGTAAAATATGACATGACTGATAAAGAATCTGGTCTTTACGCGAAGCCACACCAATACGGGAAAGAGTTTCGCGTACCTTTAGAAAGTCATCTGGATTTGTTAGGGATACTTCTAGCGGGGAATATCCCGGATAGTCGATATCAAAGAGTCTCTCGCTCATGCTTTTCCACCTTTATACAATTTCTCTTTTATATATTCTTTTTGTTCTTCAGAGAGAATTGTGAGTGCTTGGCGAGCCTTTTCATTGCTATAGCCATAATACTCCTTAATCATCTCCACTTGGGCATCATCAACAAGTTTAATCCACTTGTCAAAACGTCTCTTTGCCCTAATAGTATTTATAAGGAACACATTTTGCATGGCTTTGGCCAGGTGGGGACGACAATTCATCGCATTGGCCTGATGAATGGTTTCCAGATTAAAGCTCAGTCCACGATTGATAATCCATGGATTATATTGCTTCTCTGACCAATCATCTACGATGAGATTCTTCTTAGTGGAATTTATATCATTGATAAAGTCGAAGGGCGAAATACCCTTCTTCTTTTCTTGATAGTCTTCCGCTTTATACTCTACTTTTGGTGGTCCAAGTCCATCAAGAATGGCTTCCATCACTTCCACTCCGAAGAAGCCATGATTTCAGCCAGACATGCCACAAGATTGATTTCTTGATTTGCCGCAAACGCAGACTTGTATTGATAGTCGGCAAGAAGAACAATTAGAGCAGCGGGAAACTTTACTTCATCAACAACCACATCATAAATCTTACGGAAAATTTGAGACGGATCGTTGTCGATATTGTCCACAACCCACTGTCGAACCTTTTTAAAGTCTTTGGCCTTTAGAGAGGCGACAAGTTCTCGCATGTTAACTTCTTGAAGATTAACAAGCATACCCTCATCGATCTTGCCGTTGATAGAATATCGTTGAAGTTCGTTTAGAACACGGCGATAGTCAGGAAAATGCTTCTTGAGAATTTCAGCAACCACAGTTTTATCATATGGAATACCTTCACTCTCAAGAATCCCAGAAAGACGATCCATAAACTTGGAAGCAATCTTGGGTCGATCTTTCTTACTGATCTTAAACTCAATAACGGTAGTTCGACTATGAAGAGGGGCAATGATACGATTCTTGAAGTTACAAGTAAAGATGAATCGGCAGTTCTTAGAGAACTCTTCAATAAAGGCGCGAAGGGCTGGCTGTGTAGAATTGGGATTTAGATAATCAGCCTCATCTAGAATAACAACCTTCGTCTTGCCAGTAAAGGACACGGTAGATGCGAAGTCTCGAATCTTTGTTCGCAGAACATCGATACCAGACTCCTCTGAACCGTTGATAACAATGTAGTCGCAGCCAAGTTGTTCGCATATGGCTCGCGCAACAGTTGTCTTTCCTACACCAGCAGAACCACAGAGAAGCATATTAGGAACTTCACCGGTAGCAACAAACTGGCTAAAGGTAGTTAGCTGGTCATCTGGTAAAATACAATCATCTAGTTTGCGTGGGCGATATTTTTCAGTCCACAGGAATTCGTCACGATTAGACATACATCAGTCTCCATACATAATATAAAATAGGTGCCTGTCGCGATCACTACTAGTAATCCACAGGCTCTGACGATCTTACGCCAGCAGCCGAGTTAAACGGAAGAAGATGGGTCGAGAGCGAGGTAATAAGTTAAATCTCGACCCTTACTTACAAGTGACATAGCCCGCTTACGTCCCAGAGAAACGGTATAATTATCACTAATGACCTTAAGGTTTTCCGTCTTCAGTCGGCAATCAAACACAGGAGCTTCACCGGCAATAGTCTTCTTGAAAGAGTTGGAAGATTGATTGTTTGGATCACCAACCTTAAGAACAACAGACTTACTATCGGAAACGACACTGATCATAGGTGCACCAGTAATTGCAGATGCGCGAAGAAGGGTATTGATCATGTCTGAAGAAAGTTCAAATGACCAGAACGGTTCAATTTCCAAACTCTTGTCGGGAGCCGCAGTTACCGTACCTGGGTCTGAGTAAAAATACTCAAACTCTGAACCGTCTTTGGTAACCTTGATGCTCTTCTCGGAAAACTCCACGTCTTGGTCTTCCATGAAAGTCAGCAGCGAAAGAAAACTATTTAGGTCGTATACAGCAAACTCACGCGGAAAGGTTTCCGTTACAGTTGCTCGGGCAAAAATATTCTTACCTGGGCTAACAGTAGACAGAGTATTACCCTGTCGAAAAAGAATGTTGGTATTAATACTAGCGTAGTTCTTGAGTAGATTGAGGGTTTCGGTAGAAAGTTTCACTTAGTTCTCCATTATTTAAGATTGATTCGGATTGTTAATGTCAACAGTTTTAATAGTAGTAAAGTCATATTGAGAATTAGAAATCATGGTATCATTCCAATCTGGATTTGTCAAGAAGTTTTCATTTGCGTCAGTCAATGTAATGTGATCATCAACAGCGATTGAAAATTCGTTCTCGTATCCGTCTTCCCAAATTCCTTTGGCTTCATTCATCCTATTCTGTTCATCTCGGTCATGTACACTAAGGGCAATCAAGGCATAATGCAGAACCTTCAACAGGTCTTTCCTATTGTATCCCTCCTTGTGTCCGTACCTCTGAGCATACTTCAGAACGTTTCCAATACAGAAACCCATACCATGACCAGAGTCAATGATAAACTCTGTCGCCTGAAACTTATTTCGCGAATAGTGTCCGGAGTATGTTGAGTCCACGTACTCCTTCAACTCGGAAATAAGATAGTCTTCATTAAACTTATAATCGATTGTTTCCATATTACTCACACTCCTCGTAAAGTTTCTGTTCAGCAATTTTAATTGCTGCCTTATCAAGCAAAGCCTTAAACTTGCCATAGTCAGTCTGATTTAGATACATTCCAATTTCTTGGACTGTGGCTTCAGGAATTTCCTGTTTAACATCGTCAAGAAGTTCCTCAAACCGATCTTCGTAGTACTGCTGAAAAGTAAGATTAGACATATTCATTTATCCTCAATTAAAACGCAGGCTCATCATTATCAAAAACACCCTCTTCAGGCGCTGTGGGCTGTTGCATCGTGACTACATCTACCTTAGCATCTACCTTGGTATAGAGATCAAGAAAGGCAGCCTTGGTATCAGAGTCGAAACGATTGACGCACAATTCCACAGCCTTAGCACGATCCTTGAACATGGCAAAGGCGTTGACGATGTGTTCCAGACGGCGAGTGGAAATCAGATCATCAATACCACCATCGTAGAAGGTCTTGCGGATGATTTCAGCCCAAGTTACCAGGTTGGTAGCAAACTCTTCATCGATTGCACCAACCTTAGCCATCTTATTAAGAACGATCTTCTTTTCCACCGCAGCGGAAGGATATTCCTGCTCAACAGTGATAGCGAAACGTTCAAGGAAGGCATCAT